CTGCGACCGCACTACGCCTTATGATAGCTATTTGGGAGAACCTAAAAAGGGGGGGGTTTGCCTGTTTTTCCCAAAAAATAACGATTTTTGATAAAATTTCCATTTTTTATTTCATTCTCTTATTTAACTCAAAACACTCAAAAAACCTTCAAAATCACTAAAAAAACCTATTTTCTTTAATTTTCAAACAATCTAAAAAACAACTCAAAAACTCTCAAAAACTTTCAAAAACTCTCAAAATACATAAAAATTCTTAGAAATGTTCAAAATATCTTAAAAACTCTCAAAAACTTAAAATTTACAAAAAAAACTGAAAAAACTTCAATTGTCTTTTTTTATAAAAAATAAAACTAAAAAAAGAAATGAGCCGATGCAGCGCATAACTGCACCGACTCGCCAGGTGAGTGAAGGAGGTCGGCAGCAGATGCCTGATGTTCTCACTCTGGTTGATTGATAGATTTTCTTTTTCGATTCTCATTTGCCTTCGCGAACTTCCGCAACTGGGCGGCACGGTAGAGGGTTCGATTGATTTCATGGTGCTGGTTCCTTCCCTGGTAATTAAATTCAAGCGATACGTCGGCGATATATTTGTTAATTTCTTGTCTGCTTACTTTCAGTTCCTTTGCCAAAGCTGAGATCGTTCGTCCATCAAGGAGGTCAGGCCGGTACACGTACACCAGGGCCAGGAACCTCCGGTAACTGACTTTGAGGTTGGCTTTCCCTTCTCCCGTTTTCTTCGATTTGGAATGACGGGGCCGGGATATGCAAAAGGAAATAAGCCAATGCAAAGATGATGTGAAAACTTCTGTGGCCAAATCCCTTGGCTTTGGTGGCGCCGGTTCAATTGCCTCCCAATCAAAATCATATTGCTCCTGTTCGTTCATACCGGGGGGGGTATTTTTTTAGTTCAGGGCAACTTTGAAACGGTAAGTGGAATTGATCCACGCCTGTAACAAGCTTTCAGTGTGTGCCAGTTGCAGTTCAATTTCCCGCTGGGTGGCTAACGGGGCATCGCGCATTTCTGCCAGCTTGTCACAAGCTTTCACATAAACCTGATATTGCTTTTCTAACTCCTCCGCATTGGGAAAAGTTTTAATCAGAAATCGGGATTTTTTAGGGGGGGGATTTTTTTTCCTCATCCAAGTGGCCCCCCTGGCCATAGCCAGATGATCCCCCGGTAAAGCCCCAGGCCCATGAATATCACCAGGCCGACAAGCATGGCAAAGCACGTCATGAATGCCACCCAAGCGACTAGCCTGGTGAAGAACATATATAAAATGCCAACGTGCTTTTCCTGAGTCGCTGCATCAGCAGCCGCCTCGGGATCATCAGCCGGCATATCTTGCGGAGTAGTCATTTTCAGTTTTCCTTATATGGCAAGCGGGTTAATTCGCTGCCTTCGGGTTTGTGTTGATGCCGTCCCGCAAAAAATCTTTTTGTCTCCCTCACCAAATTGTTCCGCCGCTCCCATTGCTCCTTTTCAATTTTGATCAATTTCTCCCTGAGCTCTGAGTTCTTCGGCGTGTCTGTTGTTTCAGCCAACAGGCGCCGGGTCTTTCCAATAAGTTCATTCAGTTTTTTCAACCCCTCCTCTGCATCCAGGCAGTTCGTGCATTGTGTCCGAAACTTAAATTCTCCATAGAAATCAATTTTTCTACACTTCACGTGCTCAAAAGCACAATGCTCGCACTGATCAGCCCAGGGGTCTTTCAATCCGTGAAAATGTAAATTGCTCATGTTATGCTTTTTGTTGTTACCTATTCTTCCGATTGTTGTTAGGGGGAAAGGGCATAAGCCGCGGACAAGGGGGGTGTTATTCACTTTGCACTGTGCGCGTGTTTTCGTGTATTACACTGATGAAATGTGAAAGCCCCTTAGATTGAATCCTCGGGCCATTAAAGGGTAGTGTGTGGCCTGTTTCTATTTGCCCACTTTGATGGTCGTTTTTTTGATTCATACCAAAGTTTTTCGGCCGCCGCATTTGTTGTCGTGATGATTCAGGCGCCGGTTGATTGCCTGGCGGGTTTCAAAATCTACCGCCTCCAGAAATGTCCGGCTGATTTGCTTTTTCCCTTTGGGCGCATTTTCCAGCGCGTATTTTTTCACCTTGCTTGCGTTGATCAGCATTCGGTTTCCTCCTTTGCCACATACACGGCAGCGTTCCCCCCGGTGGGAGTGGGCCGGGTTCCGATTTTATAGATTAACCCCTCACGCTTTAATTCCGTCAGGCGGCCGCTGACGGCGTTTGGAGTGGTTTCAAGTAGTTCGGCAAGCTCATGCACTGTTAAGCCCTTAGAGCCCACCTGGAAGATCGCACAGAGGCACAGGGCGCGTCGGGCGGGTAAGTCACAGCGGATTTTCAAAAAAGCTTCCTTTGATTGCGGGTTGCCCCGGTGCCTGTTTTGGCAAATGTCTGTTTCCATTGTCATAAGTTTTGCATCTCCTTTTCAATTTCTTTGAGCCTGGCGTCCGGCGTGTTGTTCTCCAGGGCTTTGGGTTTGCCGTTTGTTTCCTCCTGGCCGGGGCGCCGAATGCCTTGCCATCCGTTTTCTATGGTGTGTTCAAGTGCCTCTATGGCGCCGGCTTCCCCCAATTCCGATAGCCGTTTGAGTTGTTTGGTGACTTGTGTGGGCTTCAGGGGCTTTTTGATTTCAACCCGATGTGCAACCCATTCTTTCCATGCCTTCTTAAATTTCTCAGAAATTAAATTTTTGGGAAATACCCCCTCCAGGGGGTTGGGGGTTTTCCCTTCCCTTCCATTCTTTTCTATTCCCTTCCCTTCCCTTCCCTTCAACGCCGCTAATCTCCCGATGTCCGCCGATGCATCGGCAGAGTCCGCCGATGTATCGGCAGAGTCCGCCGGTGGCTGGTCTGATATTATCCAGCCGGATGAACACAAGTAGGGAAGAGCCTTCACAAAGATCTTTTCAGGCGCTCTGGTTTTCACCGCTAATTCTTCAGCGTCATATGGTCGACCATTGGAACTTTTCAGAACACCGCGCTCAACGCATTTACTCGCAACCTGTATGAGTAGAATCCAAGCAGCGAAAATCTCCGGGCCATCCTTGCGATTCATCAACCGGGAGTATTCAACTGAGTCGTGACCATTCGGAATCGGAACCCAATTCAAATTTCTGAGTTTGCGGCTGGAGCAATTTTCAAAAATTGTGTCCCAATCGGTGATGGAGAAAACTGGATTCATCAGTCTTTGGCGTTTGCTTGGAAAACTGCTTCCGCAAATCCCCTCGGGGTTTCGCTTCGAATGTTTTTGGTTTTTTGGCTTTTTCCTCCAAGTTTCAAATGCTGTTGGCTATATCCCGAGCGCACTTCTACCGGAAGTGGATCAGGCATGACAAAACCGTTGCCCGTCCATAAGCAGGTTTTCTTTGGGTACGCATCTCGGGCGGCAATGTAATCAGGCCAGCGCGGGTGCCGATCATCTTCTGGCAAATACCCTCCAAATTCATAAGGGTTAAATGTATGATCCGGTTTGCCACAGTATGAGCTGAAGGTGCTCACCGGGTTTTCAATCAGGTAGGGGGCACCCAGGAAATCAGCAACCTCCCGCGAGGTGGCAAAGAGGTCTAGGGACAGGCTCAGGGCTCTCGGCCCTTTTGCCATGAAATGAGCAGCACCCGAAACCGCGACGTGAGTGCATTCGGGGAAAGCACTCACAAACGTCACCCGATCAATTATATCACGAAAGGGGAGCCAGCCATATCGCAGATCGGCCCCCACCCTGAACAGATTGTGTTGATGATTGTCCCTCGTAATTCCTCGGGGGTGCTGGATGTCCACGATGTAGGCGATGAACCCAGCATTTAGCCACGGCTGAACCATCACACCCGTGAGATCAAACAAACTAATTATGATATTTTTTCCAGAGCCCATCAGTCCTTGGCCCTTGCCAGGCTTGGCGCCTTTTCTGTTTTTTGCTCAAGGTAGTCCATCAGTGACTCGAACAGAACCAGCCGGGCACCCCTTGCTGCTCCTGCTGTCTTGAGGGAGCAAGATTCAACCGGTGGGAGATGGTTATTGCGTGAACAGGGGAGGATGAGCTGATTCATTTTTGACCTCGATAAGCCCGTCCACGGGCACCGCTCGCCGGTTTTGGGAAGGCGAATAAATCGGGGTTCCATCAACTCCTCCTGTTCTGAAACCTCTTGAAGGGTAATCATGTGGCCTCCTTTGACCGTGCCAGGCTTGGCGCCTTTTCTGTTTCCTTGGTGATGCCGTCCAGCAGGGATTTCAGTTCCTCATCCAATGCCTTGCCCTTGAGGCCGGAGGCGGTTTTGAGGAGGGCTTTCAACTTCCCCTTCCCTACATCGCAAACATCAACAAATTCATGAGGGAGGACCGCATGGCGCTCATTCATCCGGCTGAATAATTTCTGAGGGCTTGCCACCTTTGTCATGGTGGCGCCGGCCTTTAAAGTCCAGCCGGCCACAGCGCCCGAATCCAATTCAAGAATGCTTTTTGCCCTGGCTTCAATGGCGGCGATGATCTTTTTGGCGGCGCCACAAGCGTCAAGAAGCTCTGGCAATTTCTCTGATGGCAGTTCAAGATTCTCATACTTGATCAGGTCAGTGGTGAGGGCAATAGCCTCAGGGCAATCAGCTTTCGCTTTGCAGTATTTGCACTGAACCGGCCCCGGGTGCCGCTCGGCTTTCGGGTCAGAGGATTTCACAATGATGGCCGCGATTTCCTGCCGGGCAATCTGCAAAGCTTTTTGATCAAAGAATGCCTGGGAGACTTCCGGCCACACCCGTGGCTGCACAATTGTGACGGTGATTTCCTCAAGGTGGGGGAATTTTTCTTTGACCAAAACCGCATAGCATTTCAGCTGCATATTCTGTTCGGCCTCAATGGCATCCAGATAACCCGTTTTGTAATCAATAATGATGGCGCGGGAACCTTTTTGAATTCCGAAATCTACTTGCCCGGAAACCTGCTCATCCAAGCCCCAAAGGCGCTGCTCACTGAATGTCTCATAAACCCCATCGCCATCCATCCAGCGTTCCACCAAATCCTCCCTGAGCTCCTTGGCCCTCTCCGCAATTTTCCTTTCATCATCATTTAATTTTGAAAAGTCATCGAGGTACAAACCTTTGTGAATGTCCACCCCAGAAGTTGAGAGCGGATTTGATTGATCGGGCTTGTCCATCTCAGCACCATTGCTGCCAGGGCAAAGCGCCAACCTATCCAAACGGCTGCCGGAAATGCGGCCGCGCCTGGGGTCTTTTTTCTTAGATTTTTTCTTTGTCATTGTATGAATGGGGCAGCATCCAGCGACAAGCGGGACGGCTTAAATGCCGGATGCTGCCCGGTTGCGAGGCTGCCTAACTAGCCTCGACAGTTTCAGGGGTTGTTTCCATCTCTGCCCCTGGGGGTGAATCCTCTGCGAATAGTTCAATGGCCGGGGCGCTGGCATCAGGCTCCACATTGGCCACTTGCTTCTCCATATCTTCGCTCTCAGCGTCTTTGGGCACTCCATCCTCCCCATCTGCATAGCCGGCAAATCCAAACGCTGTGCGGACGCCCTGGGCCAAAGCTTTCCACCTGAGCATCCGGTGAGGGTATTGCTGCCAGGGCTCAGTGTTCCGTTTGCACTCAGACATAAACTCTGTTATCACTGTCGGGTTGTCACGGCCCTTGACCCATATGGTGCAAGCGATTGACACGGGTGCGCCCTTCTCATCAATGTTCGTATGAAAATGAATGCCGTTGAATTTGGGGTGGCTGTTCATTATCCGAATCCAGCCATCAACAGAGATGACCGGGACAATGCCGCCGCCGCGACCGGGGAAGGCATAGATTTCTCGGCAGAGGGGATTCAGGCCGTGCTCATTAGCGACCACGACCAGGGCCACCATTTCCTCATCTGATGCGTTTTTGAAAACCGTTTGCTTCAGTGTCTTGTGAAGTTTTGCCGGTTCGATTGAAAGCCTTTCGGCCATAGCCGCCAGGGCTGATTGTTTATTTACCTTCAGGGCGTTTGCCATTTTTCCTTTTCTCCGTTTGGGGTTTTGTGTTGGTTAGATTATCCATTGAAAGTTCCCGATTGATTGACTCCGTGCAGACTGTGCACGTGTAGTGATTTGGCAGCACCGGATCGGCGCACAAAATACAAACCGGCTCCGGCGATTTATCTTGCTGGGGCACTGGAAAGAAATTGTCGGATTGAGGAGAGTGGAATGCGGGTGATGTGCGGTCCAAGCTTTCGACTTTTGAGCCGGCCGGTGGCAAGCAGCTTGTCAATGTAGGAGATGTGACAATCAAGCAACTCGGCCGCTGACTTCCGGGAGAGACATTTGAGCCCGGCAACTTCCTCAGCCAATTCAGATTCTGATTTTTCATTTGTGATCACTTTTTTTTTGTGTGTGTTTGTGTGTCGTACACGGGCACACATTAACACAAAACCCGCCGTTGCCCATCACTACTTGTTGTTTCCTATTGCCAGACAGTTCACATGATACCGGCGCACCCACCCCCTATGGAAATGAGGGATACCCCCCTCTGAAAAAGAGGGAGGGGTGAAGTCAAGGCCCTTAATTGGGGCAATTAAATCCCCACCGTAAAACCCCACAAAAACAGGCCCAAATAAATGCGGACAAACTTTCGAAATGTTGTCCGAATTAAGTCAAGGCCGGAACTGGGACAATCAGCCAGGCAATTTGTCCCGATTATTCTATTGACACAACGGGCACAAAAAACCCCCCCCTTGTGAATCAAGGGAGGGGTGGGAAATTGGGCCGGTTAAAGCTCCTTCATGGGCGGTTTCAGTTTGTCATTTTTCAGGGCTTCTTTTACTACATGCCGAATAAATTCGGACTGTGGCATATTCAATTTCGCCGCTTCCAGTTTGATGGAATGGGCAATTTTTTTATCAACCCAGGCTGAAACCATTCTTTGATCGGTTGAGCGCTGGGGGGGCTTTCGCCTCTTTGTATATGGAGCGCCGTGCGCCCTGTTGGCGTTTGGGCGTTTACATCCGATAAATTTGAAACCTGTTTTACGATGCTTGATGAATCTGGGTTGATCTCTTTGGGCGCCTGGGCTAATTGCTGGAGCTTTTTTTCTCCCGCCTCTCTGGCATCAAATATTGCCACCACAGCGGTTGCCAAACACAACAACGCAAAAAACATTGCAACAAATGGCCAGGCACACGATTGAACGCAAACGATCTCCGACCAGAATCTTTTCATGGGATGACGGAGTTTGTCTTCCAGTAATGTTTTGAGTCCCAAGCCCTGAAGGTAGCTAGCCTCCTCATCATTCACTTGGGTGCTTACTTGTCTTATTTCTTTTCTTGGCTCAGCCATACCTTTTATTCCCTTTCCGATTTGTGGTTGGTGTAGTCGCTGGTTCTGTTGGGTAGCATAGGGCAACCCAAGCGCCCAGCCTTTTCTGTTAAAAGTTTCTCATGTTATACACAGCGCGAATCAGGCGACCTTCTTAATGGCCGGCTTGGGATCGCCGGCTGCACCGGGCAAAGTGGCCGTGATGTCCTCATATACGGGATATTCAACCAGGGCCTCATAGGTGCCCTTGGTTGTGGCATAGCTGGCATGGCCAAGGATGTGCATGACGGCCACCAGAGATTTCGTCCTGTCGGCCACCATTGCGCCGAACCATTTGCGGAGCTCGTGAATGCACATCCGGCGCTTCCAGCCTTTGGATCTCATGTAAGCTGAAACCGCTTTGCCAAGCTGCCATCTTCTGAATTCATGGGTGCCCCCGATCACATACGTCTCATCTGTTTCCATATCAATAAGCTCCTCATAAAGCCCCTGGCAGATTCTCACGGGCCGTTCATTGCCCGACTTGGTGCCGGCATTGGCGCCGTTGTCTTTGACTGTAATAAAAACCCCCTCTGTCCTTTCCTGGATTTGATCCCACATCAGAAAACGGAGTTCGTCCAGGCGCAACCCGGTATCGGCCGCCAGCTTGAAACCTTTGTAAACTTCAGGCTGCTCCGCTTTGAGTTGGGGCATCCCATTCCACAACTTGCCAAGCTCCCTGGCGGTGGGCACCGCATAGTCCACCTTGCCAGGCTTTTTGAATGTGTATCGCTTTTTAAATTCCATCAGGGAATCGGGCAGCCGAAACTTTTGATAGATTCCCTCGATCGGGCAAATCAGATTTTTGACCTGGGCTGAGGCATGGGCAAACATCCCCCGTGCCTGGGCAAGCTCTGTCCGGATTGAACTTTGAATGCGCTTCAAATCAGGCCCGGAAAGCTCACCGCCTTTAGATTCTAAATGGGCCGGCCGGACTTCATGCGAGAGAATGTCTGGCCCCTCAGCAATTCTTAAATCAACATACCGATCCACCAGGTCCCCCGTGAGGATGGTCATGGGCAGTTTGCCCACTTGCTCCTCACGATATTTTGCCGCCTCCTTTGACCCGCCCACCTTCACTGAGTTTCTGCGGAGACGCTTGGCAATATGGCTGCCAGGCTTTTGGTTCAGGGGCGTCTCAATCCCGTAGACCAGCGCCACCAGTTTCGTGAGGCTGTTGATGTTGGCATTGATGGAGGATTTTTTGAGATTGTTTTTGACCCGGCTGTGGCCCCGGTAATGGTCGATGATTTCCTGAAGCAACGGCACCCGTTCTTTTCGGAGTTTGGCTTGTGCCACTACTTCATCAAAACCCAAAACGGCATTTGCCAGCAGTTCATTTGCTTCCTTGAAAACAGCTTTGGGAGGAGTCCCGTGTTTGTTGGGCGCCGCCTCTGTTTCTAAAACCTGTTGCAGTCTTGGAATGCCTGGGCCTGGACTTATCCTAAGCCACCATTTTTTGTTTCCCCTCTGTTGCAGGTGCTTTTTTTCAACCTTCATTTTTTTGACCTTTCGTTTTCGTGCCCCCGCACGGGTTTGTTTATTGTCCTATTGTGTTACACGCTTCAACGCTTTTTTCTTAATTGTTGCCCCCATCTTTTTCCCCAAATCTGGTAACTAAACTGGTAACGGCCACAAGGGCCGGCGGTGGGAAATGCGGGTGAGCTTGGAAAAACAGGGATGGAAATGGTACGCCCTGAGGGAATCGAACCCCCAACCTCCTGATCCGTAATCAGGAGGGCACGCACCCCTTCACTACCCTTGACCATACTTTTCCTAGGGAATTTGAAAAACGTGCCGCCATTGCTACCCTTTGCCACCCTATGCACCCCCCCAAAACTGGTAACGAAACTGGTAACGGTTTCGCTCATGCGTTCTCCTCCTCATCAAGTGCACTTTTGGCGACTTTGTACAGGTCCACTTTCTTGCCCCCCTTATACCCGTGGAGCTCGGGCGAATTGTACGCTCCACAAAGTTTGCACCTTGTGCGCCTTCGCTGGTAGCCAAGCACCTTCAGCGCCTGTTTGATTGTCACTGGGCCGATGTTCCGATAGCGAATGAGTTCATCATTCCTACACGCATCCAGAAAGCCATCCAGACTCTTGTGGGCGGGATCATCGTTTTGGCACAATTTCCAGAACAGATCCAGGGTCCGGTTGTTAAACCCCGCCCGAACCCACCAATGGGCCTTCGTGAATTGTTCTACCGTCATCCCTGAGTCCCGTGCGAACCACCACACTTGCCGTTGGGCGCCCGTGGTATGGCCGTCCAGTTCAGCAACCATCCGCTTAAACTCGGCAGCATCCTCCTCAGGGGTTAAATCTTCCCTGGGTTGCGGGCGAGGGCCGAGTGAGTCTTTGCGACTGTTTTCATTTTCGCTCATGCGTTCTCCTCCTCAGCAGCCTTTTTCGCCCGGTGCTTTGCCCACCTGGTCTGAGCCGCTTTGCGGCAGATTTCACTCCGGCCTGGCTTCCCTTTGTTTGCGGTGCCGCCCCGGCGCCCCATGTCTGCCATGTACTTTGAAACGGCCGGTGGCACGTCGGGTTTTGTTTTCTTTTTGCTCATGCTCATAATTCCTCCTGCCCGGATAGTGCATGGCGGCTTTGTAATTTGCAAGGTCATTTTTCCCTTTGGGATTTAGTTTTGCAAAGAGGCTTTGGCTTTGGTGAATATGGCAGCGGCTTCGTCGAGGCGCTGCTGTTGGCTCCTCATCTCTTTGGCCTTTTCCAGTGCTTGCTCTAAAATGAACAGGCCGTGGAAATCTGCTTCGCCACTGAATGCTTCGGCGAGAATGTCGATTGTTTCGCCGATGGTCTTTCCTGGGTAGCGAACTGATTTTACGATTGCCGGTGTGGCTTGGTAGTTTTCTTTTTTCATCTTGTTTTGTTCCTTTGGTTATGGGGCGCCCCGTAGGGCGCCCCGTTAAAATCTACCAGGCGGGACCGTTCCTGTATCCTGGCGCCGTCACGTAAACGCGATGGCTGTTTTGGATAGGCTCCACCGTAATGGTGGTGGCCGTGTAGAATTCCACCGCTGCCCGCACCATCTCCACCGGCCACACTTCGGGATCGATGACCTGGGCGATTGGGTTTTTCCAATCTTTGGAATCCCGCACCGCATGAAATGCGTTCCGGAGTTGAGTTTCGCCAAAAACTTTAGTGGCCTTTTGGCTTGGCCGTTGGTCGTTCGAATTCATCTTGTTTTGTGTTCCTGTCACTGGTCAAACCTTAGTGCATAGCCGCTGTGCATGGGAAGCTTTTTTTTCATTTAATTTAAGGCATGGCTGTTTGGGTCCATTATTCGTGGGGGATCGGGGCAAAAAAAACTTTGCCCAAAAGAGAAGGAAATAAAAAAGGAGGGGGCTTTCACCCCCTCCCTGAACCTCTATCAGATAGAGTACCAACAGGCAATCGACGTTGCCCCGATTAAACAAATCTTCGCCTTAAACCGGTAGTAGGGGCCGAGTTTCCTCCACTCCCTTTTGATCCGCTTTTTCCACTCATTGCTGAGCTTAAGAGTGCTGAACCTGAGTGCCTCCATAAAGGTGGCCTCTTTTTTAGTTCGTGCGGTTCTTCGTTTTTTCGGCGCTGTCGTTTTTTTGTTTTTCATCTTGTTGTGTTCCTAGTGGGTGCGTACACGGTACGCTTTTTTCCCACGCCTTAATAGACGTGCATAGCGGCCATGTAGTTCAATAAACTTTCATTTTTTTTGAGTTGGCTTTTGCAGAATGGAAAACGTATTTTGCCGCCGTCGATGATTCATCTTGTCGATGTTCCTAAAGGGGCTGTGCCGGTTTTCCGGCCGGTACCGGCGCGGCCCTTTTTTTTTCTCCACAAAAAACCCCCTCACCTGGGGGAAGGTGAAGGGGTCACATGGGGGAAGGTCAAGGAACCCCATGTGCGCCCGAGGCATCGGGCTAAATTACTCAGGAGGCAAGCCGCCGGCATACCATCCGGCCGGCAGCTTCACCTTGTTATGTGACCGGACCCATCGACCATCTTTTTGATAGTACACATGGCCCTCAACATCGTCAGCCAGACGGATCACATCCTGAGTTGTATCCACAAAGATCACGTCCGGGCTAGTCACGCAACTCATCAATGTCATCGCGTATGTGGCGGCGCCAACGCTCACGCAAAGTTTCAGGTGTTTCAGCATCTCCGGCGGTGTCCTTTCTTTTTGCCCGGCCTTTGATTAACTCCGAGAGGAGTGAAAGCAACGCCTTGAAAAAAGCTGTCATTTATTGGGGTTCATTTTGGCGAGCCCTCTGCTCACCCCATAACCCAACGCACTGAGGGCGCCGGCAATGAGTCCGGCCGCCCGGTTCACATTTCCATCTGCATCAGATCCCAAATCCAGGACCCCGGCACCCCACAAGATTGAGAGGAGCGCACAAAGAGAACACAGCCAAAATTCCGTGCTTCGGATTCCGGGCTTTTGTGTTTCGGGTTTGCTAGTTGATGTGATGGGCTTCGCTGTTTTTTTTGCTGCCATTTTATTTTTCTCCGTTTGTGACCTGTTGGCGGTCAACATCATTTTGTGGATTCCCCTTTGTCGTCTATTTCTAATTTTTCCCGGAGTGCCCCTTCAATTCCATTTTGTAAAAGGCCAAGGCCAATCCCCAGGAGCATCCACAACAGGCTGCCGAGAACAAACCCTGCCAGCCCCCCCACTAATAATGCCTGAACGGTCGTCATCTTTTTAATAAAAGTGTATCTAATTTTTCTTCAATCCGTTCCAACGTCTCACGCATATCGTGTTCGCTTTGTTTCATCCTTGCCAGCTCAATTTCAATTTGGTTCATTCGCTTTTGCCCATCATCCAGCATTGCTAAAATGCGTTTGATGAAGAATCCGCAACCCGCCACGGCAAGCGCCATGCCTCCTTGAATTAGTTCAATGATTTCCATTTGCCCTTTTACTAATAGCCGAAACGTCTACCTTGCCCGCTCATTGCTGGCTGTGCTCCATATCAAACAGCCTTTCCCTCAGATCTTTTACCTCGGCGCTCAATTCCTTCACGGCGGCAATCAGCACCGGGGTGAGCTTATCATAATCCAAGGTTTTGAAATCTTTCCTGGTGCCCACAACCTCCGGAATAATCTTTTCAACCTCCTGGGCAATCAGGCCAATATCATGGCCCTCTTTTTTTACTTCCCGTTTGGCCATCTCATTCCACTCAAACTCTACCGGCCTGAGCGCCTCAACTTTTGCCAGGGCGCCGGTTAGGTTTTCGACGTTCTTTTTCAACGCCTTATCCGATGGGCCGCCGCCCGTTGTGAAATCAATTGTGCCGGTTCCGATTGATGTATCAATGCTCCCGTCCGAACTAGTGAAAGTGACACTGGTATCGCCCAGCCCTAGAGTTTCATAGGACCCATCATCTGCGTAAAATTTGTGCTCGGTTTGAGCCATCCCGCTCACGGAGTTCCAAGCGAGTGATGCGCTTGGTCCGCTTGAAACTGAAAGCACCGTGCTTGCCGAGCCCATTGCCAGCACGTCCAAGGTCGGCACACCTAAAGTGACGCCCGAGCAATAAATCAAATCCCCTTCGGTGTAACTGGATGCCCCCAGCCCTGTGCCGCCATAATCAGCTTTCAGCACCGATGTATCTGCGACAGTCAAAGTGCCGCTTGTTGTGATGGGTGTTCCGGTAAAAGCTAACCCAGTGTTTCCACCGGAAATTGCCACGCTTGTGACTGTTCCGCTTCCACCGCCTCCGCCTGATATGGCGACATTGGCCACTGTCGTGATTCGGCCATAAGCATCTACTGTCACTTGTGCTACGTTGGAGGCATCCCCATATGTTCCCGCCGTGGCGCCAGAAGTTGCCAGTGCTACGGTCCCGCTGCTGGTAATCGTTCCCCCGGTCAACCCTGTCCCTGCGGTGATACTGGTGACAGTGCCATTATTTGTGGCGGCCACGGTAACAGTCCCGCCAGCCCCGGCATCGGTCAGACTGATCCCGGTGCCAGCCGTCAACACCCTTTCATTTGTCAGGGTGCCATTCGTGCTGAGGGTCACAAAAGTTGCATCAGCCGGAGCCCCTCCGCTGGAGCTGCCCGACGAGGCGGCAGTCAATCGGCCCTGGGCATCGACCGTCAGATTTGTGTTTGTGTAGCTGCCCGGCGTCACCGCTGTATTTGCTAAATTTATTGTGCCGCTGGTCGTTATGGCGCCGCCAGTCAGCCCGGTCCCAGCCGTGATGCTGGTGACAGTTCCAGAGCTGGAAGCGGGGATTGCCCATGAATTATTCCCGCACAAAAAATGCGAACTGCTGGGCGAACCACTTGCGGACAGATCGGCGGTGATTGTGCCGCTGGTCGTTATCAATCCCCCGCTGATATTTACATAGGACCCGGAACTTGTTGCGATGCTGGTGACTGTTCCACCCGTGTTATTTATTGTAACCTCATTGCCGATCACGTTGGTGGCAATGTTTGTGCCGCCGGTGAGTTTGATTGTGCCGCTTGTTGTGATGCAGGGGCTGCCGACAGCATTGTCAGCCTCGACACAAATGCTTGTCACTGTGCCGCTGCCGGTTGCATCTATGGTCACTGTGGTGCCTGAGACGCTCGTGGTGCAATTTGTTCCGCCAGTGAAGGTGAGGGTGCCGCTAGTCGTTATCGCCGTGCCTGTGCCTGAATCTGCGGCCGGGGTAATGCTAGTGACAGTACCGCTCCCGCCGCCGCCGCTTCCATTGCTCGCATAGGTGATTCTGCCTTGCTGGTCTACCGTCAAATCTGTGTTGGTATAGCTGCCAGCAATCACCAGGGTATCCGCCAAATCAATTGTGCCGCTGGTCGTGATCGTGCCGCCATCAAGGCCAACCCCTGCCGTGATACTTGTGACCGTGCCTGAGCCCCCGGATGGTGTTGCCCAGGTATTATCTCCCCTCAAAAATGTTGTCGCGTCTGCTGTTCCCGTTGCTGAGAGATCCGCTGAGACTGTGCCTGTTACCGAAATCCCTGAAACGGGATCAGTGGCCACATCAATGAAAACGCCATTCAGCGAATTGATTTCTGTGACGGTGCCGCCCCCAGTTGCATCGATGGTCACTGTTGTCCCTGAGACGCTTGTGGAGCAGTTTGTTCCGCCAGCAATAGTGATGGTCCCCGCCGTTGTTATGGCCGTCCCTGTGCCCGTATCGGCGCCGGGTGTGATGCTAGTGACGGTGCCGCTGCCACTCCCTCCCCCCGCATCAATCCAGGACATGGTGAAACTCCCATCCGTTGAAAGCACCTGGCCATCCGTCCCATCGGCTGCCGGCAATGTCCAAATGCAATCCCCGGTCATTGCCTGGGCCATAAAACCGGCCGACTCTGAACCAAAGCCAAGCCGGATTTTTCCACCGTTGCCGGCAGTCGTTGTCGCCGGCCAATTTTGGGGAACCACTGTGAACCCATCCTGTTCAAACTGGTAGAAGTAAGGACCGGCCCCGGAACCCCCTGGGCGGGTTGCCCGAATTCCGTGATCTAATAAAATCAAATCTGCCGTCAGTTTCGGGTCAGGGTCGCATTCCAAGGCGGTCCGCAAATCCAACTCAAATGTCACCTGATTCGTGTTGTCTAAATTGAGTTTGAATTTATTTGCGTCAGGGGCGCCAGTGGTGATTTCAGATATGGACCTGAATACGATATTTTCAATGAACCGCTTGACCCGCTGCGCCTCAGCCGAATCAAGGAGGGTCGGTGAAGTGCCCTTCTGAAATGAAGCCCCGAACAGATAAGCATTGTTGGGAGTGGCCCCGACATTTGAGGACTCAATAATGTTATCACTCATTATTCAGCCTCAGCATAATATGTGATCATCTCCCAAATGTTCCCAGCGCCATATGCTCTTTTTACCTCTGCATCTTTGCAGACAAATTCTGTATCGGTAGCCGTCCCGTCCACCTTGGTTTTATATTCCGCATAGGTGAGGGTTGGAGGTGTTGCTGAGCTTGGCGACAATGCCCCGGCATTGGTGATTGTGTTATCATCGACATAGTTCACGTATGCCATTGTTGCCGTTTGAATTAGTTGTGCCGGGATCACTGTGAATGTTGACCAGGGCGTTGTGCTCATCACGTATTCATGGCGCTCCCTGATCCGGACGATTTTAGTAAGGGGCGGCCGGTAGACACTTGTGGCCGGCGAAACCGGCGCATCTGCATTCCATTCTGAATAGTAGCCAGGAAAGGTCACGGCCCCAAATGAGTAAGTATCAAATGCACTTGGTATGGTTGCATTCCAGCGAATCCATTGAAACATCCCCCCGGTCTGCGAGTATTCCGGCGTTGATTCCTCGTAAAGATAAAATCCGCTGTTGTATGGATCCTCCGTGTCCAATGCTTCGGCGGTCCAATACGCTTGCTGCTGGGCATAGGTTCGACCGAAAATGATTGCTGTAAAATTTCCGTACTGTTGAAGGGGATATTTCCAGCGCGTCCAATATAGCGGAATCGGTGTTTGGAAATCTGGGTATCCATCTTGTCCCACCCCCGGTGCATCATATGTGATTGCCATTTTTACTCTATTGGTTTGTGAACCGCCCTTTTAAGGTGCGGTCGATTGATTTCAAGGTGCCATCCATTGAGGTCAGTTTTGAAACAATGGGCTTCAAACTGGTGCGCAAGGTGCCGGTCGTAATTTGGGCTGCCACGCGCCTCCCTTTTCCACTCCCACCCCCAACCCCGGCCCATTCCAACGCCCCCCCGATTGCGCCCCCCACGGCGCCGACTGCTTTGCCAGCCAACTCCAAAGCCTTCCCGCCGATCTCCATAATTTTGCCAAAAATCTTTTCAATCACTTTCCCCATGTTGGTGAAAGCCTGGAGGAGCGTTTTCACTAGGCGCCCCATCGAATCAAAAACGCGCTCAACTGCTTTGCCCATTGATTCCACTACATTCACAATGCCATCAAAAACGATTGTGAAAATATCGGCAATGCCCTGGAGCACTACCCCGACCACTTCTTTGAACGTCTGGAAGATTTTGAAAATTGTTTCAAGCACCGCTCTCACTAGCTTTTCAATAAATTCAAAAGCCCTTTTGAAATCTTTTGTGATAGTGCCCCCGAAAAGAACCCAGTAAACAAAATCCTTCAGCTTTTTGAAAAGGCCAATGATAAAATCAATGACCCATACAATCATATCCTTGATGCCATAAAAACAGATAACGAATGCCTCTGAAAATTCTGCCAGGATATGTTTTACCCCAAGATAAAAGTATTTCAAATAAACCCAGATCGCCTTCAGTCCCTCCACGACAGCCATGACAAAACCCGAAATGATTGAGGCAATAAACAAAAAGGCCGGCTCTAACATCATTATCGCATTCAGCATACCGGTAATGTATGCGATACACGCTTTGAGTCCTTCGATAAAAAAGTAGATGAAGGCGGCCGCTATTTTGAAAGCCAACGGCAGCAACTCTGACAATGACGGCGCCAGTTCGGTTATTAGGCGCAAAGTAAATTTCGCAATCACCCCCACAACCTTCAACAAAGCCGTAAGCAGCAGCACAGATAGAACAATAATTTGTCCCAAAGATTCGCCCAGGTATTCCAAAGCCTGGCGCCACCACACCGTACCTTTCACATTTTCCCCCACCGCCCCGGTCATATCTCTGTATGCCCCAATGAGCGCGCTAATCTCCCCCATAATTTCATGTTTGAGAATTTTGAAAGCGGCTACCAAAGCGGCGAGGGCGTCAGTAAAGCCGGGGATTGAGTGAAGCAACTTCCCAAACTTATCAAAAATGGATTTTACCAATTTCGAAAAAGCGTTTTCCACCCCCGTCACAATTTGCCCCACTGTTCCCCTAATGACTTCCCAAAGCCTCAAAAAAAGCCCACGAACGGCGCCGCCCAAACCAGAAAACTTTTGCTTTAGAAACCCCAGAAGCCACTCGAATTTTGCCGCTGTTGGGTTTATCAAAAACCACATGACAGCCCTAATAATTTCAAAAGCATCCTTGAAAACCAAACCAATTTGAGGTGCCATCTTGGCGAGGAATGCAATGAGAAAGAAAAACTTTGTATAGAGGAAAGCAAAGTAGCCAGCCAACACGGATAGCATGGGAATAATCATTGGAGTCAGTCCCACAATAATTTTCCCGATTCTCTGAATTGATATGATTATCATCTTGGCAATGGGAAGAAGGAAATTCCAGAGGTCTTGCCAGGGCATACTGCGAATAGCATTCCCCACAGCATCAAATGTAGGTTTCAAACCCATATGCCAAACCCGAGCAAATCCATTGATGATTTTTGCCCAGTTTATGGAATCAATGCCGGCAATGATGCGCATGAAAATTGGGGTGATTTGATGAATCAAAGGGGCAAGGGCTTTGCCAAATTTAATCATGGCCACTTTCAGGGCTGCGTGCATTTTTTCAAATGACCGCGCCAAGCCTTTATCCATTTGAGCAAAAGCAGTATTTGCTTGGCCGGCATTGTTGGTCATTCCGGCAAGGACCGTGTTGAATTGCTTGCCCCCGTCAGAGGTTAAAGTTAATACAGCGCTGATTGCCTCCACCGATCCCAGCAGTTTCCTCATGGCTTGCATATCGCCATTCGTTGCCACTTTTATCATGTTCATGGCTTTGACCAGTCCGCCAGGGCCGGCCATGACCTTCCCCAATTCCTTTACGTTCAGCCCGTATTTGGCAAACCACTTGGCGCTCCGGGTCGAAGGGGCAATGATTGACTGAATGGCCGCCTTGAGTTGGGTCATCACCTGGGCAGTCGGGACACCTTTAGAAGTCATGGCAGCCGTGGCCGCTGATATTTGTTCAAAGCCCACGCCGGCTGCATTGGCAATTGGGAGCACATTGTAAAGGGTCGCCGCCAATTCTCCGAATGTGGTTTTGCCCATTTTCACAGTTTCAAACATCATATCGGCAGCCCTGGCGGTACTGATGTTTGCGAGCCCGTAAGTATTTGTCACCGTGGATAGAGCATCCACAGCCGTTTTCATATCCACGACGCCGGCCTTGCTGGCCTTAATAGCAGTCTCCATGAATTTGAAAACATTGGCCGGCGGAACCCCTGCCGAGAGTGCCTGGTAAAGAGCCGGGACAACCTCATCTGGAATCACTCCCATTTTTTTAGCCAGGGCCAAAGCCTGATCCCCCATTTGCCCCATTGCTTTTTTTGACATCCCAGGGACCAAGGTGAAAACCTCATTCATCCCCTTCTCAAAGCCTGAAAATTCGCGAATAGATTTGTATGCGAAATAGGCCACAGCGCCGGCGGCAACCAGCATCCCGTTTCGTATTAGCCTCCCGACCTTTGCCATGACTGTTCGCGCCCAGCCAATCATCCGCGCCGCTGCCGCTTTTAATCCCACCGCCAGCCTTTTACTGTTCACCCCCAAGATGGCCGTGACTGAGAAAACTTTACCCGCCATGATTCTCCTTTTGTGCCTCTGCGATTGCAGCAATCATATCAGCCCGGACCTGATCGGCGTTAGGGCTGAAGCTTGATGAATTTTTCCCCTCGCTGGTTCGGTGCACCATTGCCTTGGAAAGAATACAGGCGCGCTCGATGGGCATATTCATAATGGCATCCGATGTCCAATGGTATTGGCTGGCAAATGCGTCAATCAGTTCCGGCAGCCAATTAGGCTGAATCCCTCCCTCATCGGCCGAGCCCATATTTTCACCCACGGCCACCATATACTCGGCAATGAGGTTTGCGTATTTTCGCCAATCGATAAGGTAATTATTCCAGCAGAATTTTTTCCCTGCCCATTCACCCACCCGAAAGCCTGGTGAATTGATCCACAGAAACGCCAGGACATCTTCTTTGGTAGGTTCGATTTCGCCCGTGACAAAAGGAGAATTTATCTGCTCCAACCAGAGCAGTCTTTCAATTGTCAGCGGCGCAATCTCAAAGCGGCCGAGCGGGACAATTATTGGCAAAAACGAAAGCGCAACCTGAGCCCGATCCTTTTCCCGCGCATCGGCCAGCTTTGGTTTGAACCGTGTCCAAACCTCAGCAGCCGTTTCCATCAGTTAATTTTTTCGTATCCGCTAACTGAACACTTCGCATAGTCGCCAGAGCTTTGGGCGTCGCCCACTTCTGTGATGACATAAGTTGAATTATTCCGGCCGTTGGTTGAGCTTGTGACCATCTCCTGGCCAATGGTGGGGTTCGCCGTTGTTCCCGCTGCATATTGCAATGACGCTGAAAATTCGACTCGGTTGGGTACCACTACTGAGCCCAGGGGCTCACCGTTAGAATCGTTTACATCAACACGGTTTGAGCCGTAGGTGAATGACATAGATTCGCAAACATAGGTGACTAAGTTGATTGTTACCGGGCTGTCCTGGATTCCGAACGATTGAGTGCCGTCTGAAGTAATGGCCATGATTTCTTTTCTCCCTTTTTCTCCTGTGTGCAAGTGAGGCCGGTTAAGCCTTAGCAGCATCAGTGCTGCTTCTTACTAAAGGGCGAAACGTCTACCTTACGTCGGCCAGGCATCGTCTCGGATTTCAAAGGTCAACTCGTACATCAATTGCGTCACATTCATATCGCCATCCACCTCATAATCAGCGGCGGCCGGCATTAGTTTTTTCACATCGTAATAAGGAAGATTTGATGCACTCAATGCGAGGGTGCCACTATACGCCCCCCCGGCGGCTGTCGTCACATAGAGCTCTGAATCTGAAACAATGGAGGAAACAGCAAACGCATTGCCGTCAACTGTGAAGCGGTCCCAGACTTCAAGTTGAGTAGTGAAGGCCGTCCCGGTGCCGGTCAAATATGTTGCGCCGTTTGCAATGGTTCCGGTTCCCGCCAGGGTTCCCCCTGCCCCCCCGCCAAACCAATTTGAGGCCGAACGCATGAGGGACGTGCGAACCTTAGATCGATATGTGGAGTGATCGGCCGCGCCCCCGGTCGCATTATCGGTAATGACCCGGCATTGAAAAACGCCTGAATAAGCCCGATAGTCTTGGGTGGATGATGAGGCACCGCCGTTGCGCGGAGCAAAGGGCTCCATCGCCGCATCCACAAAAAGCTGAATCTCTAACCGGGGCGCGGTCAGGCTGTCCTCGATAACGGTGCGGAATACATCCAGGCCGGTATCTGTATTGAGGAAAGTCGCGGCAGCGGTTTCAAAGTGATATTCAAAATTGTTCAGGTCGTTGAGATCAGTGGCGGCCATTAGTTGTCTCCCTGGTAACGACTGATGCAAGTGATTGTGAGAAGCACACCGCCATTGCCTATTGACGATTCCCAAACTTTGTAAGACCGGGAGCCGGCGGTTAAAACCCACCCCTTCGACGGGTAAGTTGAAACCCCATTGATGTTGATAAAAAACCGCTGATCCACCATCTGCTCGCGGCCGTTCAATTCTACTTCGTACCGCTCGCGGAGAGCCTCCTGGGATGCGGTAAATTCCACCCCGACACTTGAGGAGGGAGTGACAGTGGTGAGAGTGACTTGGAAATCGTTATTGGCGAAATCCAAATCAGATGACAGTTGGCTGGTCGTTACGCTGGCCATGTGTAAACAAAACCCCGCCCCGGAAGGTCGGGACGGGGTTTCGTGTTATCCCCTAGCGGTTATCCCCTTGGCATTTAAGCTCCGGTGATTTTTTCGCCGGCATTGGCATTGATGATGATTTCATCAACGCAGTTGCGCACCCGGACAACGCTGGCGGGCGGTTGTTCGGTGCGGTATGTCTCCGAGACAAACTGACCGCCCCGCGCATTGTACGCCAGGGTTCGGCCGATGCCCCCGTTTGAGAATGGGCCATTGCCCAGGCTGGCGACGTAGTAGCTGGCGGTAGGCCAGATTTTTGTCGTGGTGCGGCTTTGGCCTTTGGCTGCTGAATTGTATCGCGTATTGCAAACCACAACATCATCCACGCCCAGGACCCTGGCGACCTGATCGGTGGCCCAGGCAAAGGTACCGCTGCCGTTGATGAGGTTTCTCATATCGTCAGTCTGCAGCATTTCCTGGTACAGACTCGCTTCGATGACCAAATGAATCCCCCGGAATATGCCGTTGGCATTTAGGCGCATCACAGCATTGTTGATGTCCGCGATGGGCGTGGCGGTTGCCACAACACTCATGGCGGCCGTGGCGGCCGTAGAAGTGAAGCTGGCGCCACTAAGTGCCGTTGCAACGCGCAACTCATGGCCGACCATCAAATCATCTGCCAACTGGTTGGCGGTGACGGTGGCAATGTCCAGGAGGGCATCCGTTTGAGCATTGGCGATGTCTAAATCATCGAGGGAATTTTCCACTCCATATTCAACACATTCAAAGCTAGCGCTCTCATATTCCCCTGAAGCCGATGCAAAGTTGGCGCCGGCTGCACGGGGTTTGGAAATATCATTTTCAAATTGATTTCCTTTGATCAAAACATATTTGCCCGTCTGGGTATCAGAACCCTGAACCGGCAAAATGCGTGTGCCCACAAACTCCTGACGGTCAACCTCGTTGACTGCCTCGTTGATGATGGGGTTGAAACTCGCTGTGGATGATGCAAATACAGACATGATTTTTTTCTCCTTATGCTAAGAATGTTTGGTGGGGAATCACTTCAATCACATCGCCATCGGTGGATGATGCCTTGAGCGCCAGGCCGATTTTCGTGTTTGTGGTATCGGTGCCGACCTTACCGCTGCCGTCCAGATACACAGTGGCAGCCACCGCGATTGTATCGCCGCCGGCTATCAACTGAATGGTGCCCCCGGTGTTGAGCATTTGAACGCTGCCATAAGCAGAGGCGGCCACATCCTCAGTGACTGCTCCGATACATTGCTCGGTGGCATTGTCGCCACTTACGGAGATTGTCCCGCTGGAGTCCACAGTCACTAAACTGTAAGCGGGGATTGCGACGGCAGTCGCCTCGAAAGTGCGGTTGCCTGTGTTGAATGTAGTCGTAGACATATTTCAGTGGGTTAGTTGTTTTTGAATAGTTCGGGATTTGTTTTTGCGATCGCCAGAACTGCCGTGCTCCGGCTGTCGTTGGGGTTCTGTTCTAAATGTTTTGAGATGAGATGCTTTTTGGCATCCTTGAGAGTGGTGAAAGCCGAGCCGGCTTTTTCAGCAATCGGGGCTGTGCCCTGGCTAAGTTTTTCAAGTTCCTCAACCCGGGCCTTCAGGGCAGTTGATTCGCCATCTTCGGAAGCTTCAGCCCTGGTATCCGGCACCCCGGTCATGTCCATGACTTCACGCAAGCGGTTCAGTGCAGCTTCCATGTGGGAATAGAGTTCCTCAACAGCAGCGCGCATTTTTTCCTGATATTCATTATCAGGCTCCTCAAGCTCCTCTAGCTCATCGGCTTCAGGTTTCTCATCGTCATCCCGATCCTCAGCGGCATCATCTTCCTGGGCTTCTTCTTCGCCCTGGTCTTCCTTGGCAATTTCATCTTCCTCGCCGCGCTCCTCATCTTCGCGGTCCTCCTCATCCTGCTCAGCCAGTTTTTTCTTTGTCTTCTTCTTTGGCTTGGGTTCCGGCGCCGGGACAGTTGGCGCAATTTTTCCTTCCTCGGCGGCCACAGCGGCCTCATGCGCTTCGGACGCGGACTCATCGAGGGCGACTACTGTTTTTTTCTTTTTAGAAGTTTTCATGGTGCTCTGCTCTCTACTAATTATCGAATTGTCTACCTTAGCGCTGAACAGAGCCCCGTTCGCTGCCGGGGTATCCACAAAGTCGGCGGAGGTAATTGCCAGGGGCCGGACTGTGGGCACACTGAACCGGGCATTTTCCGGCGCCTCAAAACCAACATCCATTCCCATTTCTGATCCGTCTGCCATTTCCCAAAATAGTTGGCCTTCAAACACAATCGAAACCCCAAAGGATTCCGGCGCCACCTCGGCAATTTCAAAAAGCCGCTCATATTTTTCAGCCTCATATTTTTTGAAGCTTTCCAAGGCCACAAATTTGTTTGCCCTGATTTTGTCCTTGTCGCGGTAGAATTCCGAAAAGTAACCGGCCTCAGTTAACAGCCGATCCCCAGAGGCGCCGCCGTGGGAAACGTAGGCAGGGAGCGATTTCCCGAGGAGAAGGGTGATTGAAGATTCCAAGGTCTTTTGTGAAATCATCATGTGATGCCCCTTGGCTTCACCGGATGAAATGATTGAGATGCCTTCGATGCGGCCCGCCTCCCGGTCAACCTTTGATGGGCTTTGAGCTTCCAAGCAAAAGTTTGAAAACGTGCTGGTGCCGGTCAGGGCAGACGCCATTTCCTCATCGTCTGTTGCCATGTCCAAAAGCTTCCCGGCAGCATTGAAGATTTCCGTTTCTTCAGTTTGGCCGGCGCGGCTTCTAATGGCCTTCAGGCCGTTGATGCTCACATTCTTGAAATCACTGGTGAAGGGATATTTCCAATGCGCCTTAGTCTCGGGGTCAAATTCCGGGTCTTTCCCCAGGAACCATTTCCCAAAATCTTCCCAGCCGTTTTTTTCAATATATCTATTAGCGGTGATGGCCTTTGGGCCGCTCCACTTGGCAGATTCCACAAACTTGCCTTCCCGAATTAAATCCCTGGCATGGTCAAAGCCCGGGTCATTTTTCGAGGTGGCGAGCTCAACAGCAATGGCAGAAGGTGCTGACATCTTATTTGGTTTTTTTAGATGGAGCCGGGGCCGGGGCGCCGCCCTTCTTTTGGCCGTCCGGCCATTTGTCTTGGGTGGCTAATGTTTCGGCAAATGCCTGTTCTTCGCCTGTTAACTCTGCCAACTTTTTTGGGGTCGGGGCGTGCATATAGTCCCAGAATTTTTTTCTCATTATATTGGATCTCCGTTTTGGTTTTTTTCGATTTCCGGGCTTTCCGGTTTCAGCGGTATATCCTCCCGCAATTCCGTGAGCTCGGTGAAATTGGCGTTTGCAAACGTGGGAAGCTGATTGAAGATTTCCCGGTAATCACTCACACCAAATTCTTCCGCCACCTGTTTGGCATCCGCAATGTTTTGAGCTTTGCGGCGCATAATGTTCAGGGCTGAATCCCCAAAGCTACTGGCCACATCGTCCAGGCTCATGGCGCCGAGCCCTACATATTTCAAATCAGATTCGACCTGGCTGCTCCGGTTGATCCAGCGGAATCGGGGTGGCTGGAATCGTACCTGAAACGGTTTTTTCACTTCAGGCGGAATTGACAGATCCCCATCCGCAACCCATTTAGAAACCCGCCACCGATAGATCCGATGCAATAAGCTGATGAGGCAATTCTGTTCCTCCTCCACGTTGGTTTGATACTGCATCACAACGCCCTGGCTGGCGCTGAATGAACTGCCGCCAATGTCGCCCAGCATAAATTCATAAGGCACCCCGATTGACGCGCCCACCTTTCGGAGCTCAAAAGCCAGCCATTGAATGCCGTCCACATTGGGCCGGCCGTTGGGAGCAATTGTTGAAACATCTTCCCCGGGCTCCAGATAGTGAAACGTGCCAGGCTCAAAGTTTTCCAAACGCCCCTCGGTATCCTGTTCGTTTTCCGGCGCCCGGTTGGCCAGTTCAAAATTTACGGACCCTTCCCGTTTTATAACCGCTGATAAACTGGCCGAAACCTTCGCGGCAATCATTTCGATTTGTTCGTACTCACTCACGTCCATTAGTGTATTGACTGAGGCCGCCAGGGTAGGAACGCCGCGCCATTGGCTTGGGCGCATCCGTTTCATGTAGAGGGAAAAGTCAGAAGCCGGCACATTCACCACATTGGTCAAAACCCCGTTCACCCTCTGCCCAACCTGGTATTCAATCGGCCGGCCGTAGTCATTAACGATGACGCCGTTTTTGTCCGGGTCATCCTCATTGAATCCGGTGCTGCCCATCGGCGACCCAATCCGCGACCCCTCAAAAACCTGAATCTGCCCATTATCCAAATAGAGCAAACCTATATCCCCAAAGAAAAGCGGCGCATCCACAATCTCCTGTTGGAGCTCCGTCATGTTCATCATCCCGGTGATTTCCGGCGCCTTGCTCCATTCCTCCCATAGGTCCAAAATCTGTTCGTTATATTTTTCATTCGGGCTGGCGGGTTGTGGCTTTATCCCTGAGCCCACAACGTCGGTGCGCTTCAGCCTGGAAATGCTTTTTACGATGGGATTGTTCCGCTTCATGTTGAGCAGATTCCCCACAAGCTCATCCCGGTCAAAAGCTGAAAGCTCAACATTCTCATCCCGGATTGGGTGATAGCCCTTCGCCTTCCGGTAACGATTTGAAACAACGGCATCATATCCGAACAAAATCCGGGCCGCTTTTTTTGCTCTATTCCAAACCTTCAATTCCATTTTTCAAAATCCACTCGGTTTTTGCCGTGCGCCTTTAGGCTTGTTGAACGCATTGCAATCAGGCGTTCCAGGTTTTCAATCTCAGCCCATAAATCTTTGCGGGAGGAATAGACAAAGGTGCGATCTCCCAGGGTGTAACTTGCCGAGGGGCTTGTGGATATTGCCGTGTATGCCGTGACCAGATTATCCCTGAGGGTGATCAGGGTGCTTTGTGCAATACGTTCCGCCATCTACTAAAGGCGCGAACGTCTACCTTGCTTACGGGGAAATCCTCACGCCGGGATATTTCTTCCCAATTCTGGCGGCTGATTTGAAAACTCCCATTTTCATATTTGTTTGGAAATACGCCTGGCGCCCGCCCATTGCTGATTTGATTGCGAAATGGCCCCTGGCGTTTTTGTTTAAACACGCGACAGAATTATTATAAATGTGGATTTGAAACTTGTGGAATCGATGCAGCTGCCTCCCGTTCTCCGTTGTGTTTTTATAAAATGACGTTGCTTGGGATGCAATTGCCTTGTCTAAACTGGCTTTTGATTTGAATCGTGAACTGTTAAGGCGCGCTTTTCGGGCCATTATTAGCCACACAGCTTTACCTGAAAACACTCTGAGCTTCGCGCGTTTTTTGTAGAAATCCAATTTCTTTTTCATCTCGTCCCAGACTGGTTTTGGATAATAGTTTGAGGTGCTATATTTCTTTCCCCGCATAAAGACAAAGGGCACCAGATTCGGATTTTGCTCAATGGGGCCGGTTTTCCGGCTTTGCTTTGTAGAGCGTTTGATGGTGTAGCGAGATTGGATGTCTTGTTTGTTGGCGCGTTTTGTCAAAGTTGACGCCCGCACCAAAATCGCCGCCGCTTCCGATTTTACTACCTCCGAGGCTGCAACCCCCTTTCCCATGCTCCGGCTTAGTTCTCCCAAATAGTTGTTAAACTCCCTGACATGGATTCGGTTCGTCATCATCTCACTAAAGGGGCAAACATCTACCTTCCACGGTTGCCCCAAAACGCCCCTAAAAAAAACGCACGCCCTGGAATCGGTGTTTTTTTGGGGCACTTTTTCGGGGACCGCGGCACCGGAGCCCACGATTTGTGGGCTTAAACGACATTGCACCCCTTCCGCGGTTGCCCCAAAACGCCCCTAAAAAAAACGCACGCCTTGGAATCGGCGTTTTTCTGGGGCACTTTTTCGGGGACCGCGGCACCGGAGTCCACGATTTGTGGGGTTGTTTGGGTTCCCGCCAACGAGGTGGGCCAAATTTTTCGGGATTTTTCGAAATGCACTTTTTTTTCGGGAGTCAATTTGTGTTAGTAGCCGACTGTTACTAACGGTTTTTGACTCTGAAAAAAAAAGTGTATTCCTAAATTTTTCGGGATTTTTCGAAATGCACTTTTTTTTCGAGGGTCAATTTGTGTTAGTAGCCGACTGTTACTAACGGTTTTTGACTCTGAAAAAAAAAGTGAATGGCCAAATTTTTCGGGGGCAATGCGCTGAAAGCCCTGTTTTTGTGGGGTTTTTCGTTTTGTAGGCCGGGCTTCGCTTTCGCACAATATCTGCTCAGCGTATTTTTTTTCGAAATGCACTTTTTTTTCGGGAGTCAATTTGTGTTAGTAGCCGACTGTTACTAACGGTTTTTGACTCTGAAAAAAAAAGTGTATTCCTAAATTTTTCGGGATTTTTCGAAATGCACTTTTTTTTCGGGAGTCAATTTAGTAAGTGGGCAGTCTGTTACTAACGGAAATTAAAAGGGGGGCAAGTTCCTAATCTCGGAAATTGGCTTTTTTTATCCACAACCGCGGCCGACTTTTTTCACCAGATTGATTTTTTTGATGATTTTCTGGGACGGCTGGGACGGCTGGGACGGGCTTTAGAAGTCTTTGCCAGGTCTTTGCCCGTTCGTATCACGGCGCCGCCCAGGCCGAAAACATGGGAAAGGGTGAGAATGTACGTTTCACAATCCCAGTAATGATCTTGCCTGTGCCCTTCCACAACCCACTCAAATTTGACTTTGCCTTTCCGGTCCACTTTCTCTTTTTGATTAGTGGAAAGCATTTGCCGGATGTATTCCGAATCTGTTTCCTTATAAGTGAACCAGTTCAAATTTGTCCCGTTGCGGCGTTTCAGCAACTCACCCATCCACACATCCTTGTTGATGTTCAGAATGTTGATGGATTTTTTAGTGAACTTCTTATCCTTCATGGGGCTGAATGGGTCTACCCCGGTCATCTTGTATGGGTGCGGCAATCGCTCCCAACCCCTGGCGCCAAACCAGAAAGGCCGGCGCGCATGGATCTCCTCATAAATTTCCTGAGTCCGGTAAGCCGTATCACAAATGCCATAGGCGCATTCATAGGTTTCGGCCAGGGCCGTGAGGTCATCAAAGCTTGGCGCGGTGCCATGATCCACGAGCCAGCTTGTCCCGTCCTTGTCAAACCCCCGCACAACCCAAAAGAAAATCGACCGCTGCACATCAACCCCGATGATCCGATATTCACCACGAATATCGCCACGGGAATAATCACGCTCAAGCACGCGAAATGTGTCCGGGTCAATTGATCCTTCTTGCGGCCGGTACGGTTCAGCCAGCCAGCCATTCACGAATGCTTGCATGGCGCCGGGGTTTGTCCTGGCCTTCAGGTATTCCACCGCCAGCCGGCCAAAAGTTAGAATGGGGGAATAGATAGAATTGAGGTGATAGCTTCGCACCCCTGATTCAGAGCTTGAGCTAGTGGCATTCCAATTCCCATCGCGGAGCATTTTGGACTTGTGGGCATTTGTGATTTCCCCCTGGCACTCCTCGCAAATGTAAACCGTTGAGGATTCGACCAGGTGCAAATCATGTTCCGATTCAGATAAATTGGCTTTATTGTCCCACTTCAAATTCAAATCCCCCTCTGCATTTTTTAAACGGAATATGATTTTTGCCTGGCAATGGGGGCACGGCATATAGTAGCGGCGCCGGTCGCCTTCCTGAAATTCCTGCCAGATTCCCCCCGTTTCAGTAACCGGCGTTGAGCTTTGAAGCACTTTGTAATCATGGCGCCCCTTCACTCGGTCCATGCACTCCCGGCGGGTTCGTTCGTCGATCACATCAATCTCATCCAAGACCAGAACTGAAACCGGATAGCTCCGGACATTGGCCGAACTGCCGGCGCCCACCAGATTCATGGTGCACCGGGAAAATTCCTGTTTGGTGAGGGTGAAGCGATCCGCATCAATTGAGCCATCAATGTAGTGGGGCAAGTGTTTCAGCAGGGCCTTTGATTCTCGGCAGAATGGCATCCAGCGCTCTGAGCTGAAAGTTTTGCATAGTGAGAGATTTGGAAAAACCCACAAAATGGCTTTGGGGTCCTGGTCAATTACATGGCCCAGCATCACATAAAAGGTTGTTGTTTTGCTGGTCTGGCTGCCCCAACAGAGGGAAATCCTTTTGATTCTGGGGTTTGCTATACCCTCCAAAATCTCATTGCAATAGGGATGAAGCCTGGTCGAAAACGGCCCAGGCTGTTCCGTGATCCGGGGCGACAATTCCACATTCTCCTCAGCCCATTCCAGCACCGTCTGTTCCTTGGGCCAGATAAAGAACCGCGCCCCAAATCGTTCCAGTTCAGTGGTCACTTGAGCTCCTTTTGAACTATCTCAAAAAGTTTTTTCATACCTTCCCTGGCGGCCTCCTCGGCAAGTTGCGGGTCGGTTGGGTTTGCCTGGACCGCAATTGATTTAGGGTAAGCATCGAGCAGAGAGCGAAACGGCTGCAACGTCCTTTTGATGGCGGCCTTTGCGTCCTGCATGGGCACCAGGCCAGCTTCGGCCTTCGCATATTCCAACTCTCTGAGTTTCCGAATGGCATCCTCTTTGCCCGCCTGGGCGCGCAAAAGTTTGGTGCGCAAATCCCTCACCTCACTAGATTGATTATCCTCATTTTGCCAATGGGGATTTTCACTTGCCCGGCGTTCTAAAAATTCTTTCCAAGTTGCCAGGTCATAAGATTCAGGGCCGCCATGCTTATCCCTAAGCTCCCACACACTTTTCCGGGTGATTCCTAATTCTTTAGCCAGGGCCGTCCAGGAGCGGATTTTTTTGGTGCGGGTGCCGTCGCCCTGGCTGTCGATTATCCCTTCCAATAAATCTTGCTCGGCCCGGCTCAAAACTTTCCCGGCCGCGACTTTCCGAACCACATTTTCCAAATTCTTCCGGAGGACTTTGGCGGCTTCATCGGAGGTTAAGAGATCGGCCATATTTTAAACTTTCAACAACTCGGGGTCTTTGCCTGTCACCTCATGCCAACGCTCGATGGCAACCGCGACGTATTCGGGGGCGAGTTCGATTGCCCGACACTTGCGCCCGAGGTTTTCGCAAGCGATGAGGGTTGACCCGCTGCCGAGGAATGGTTCGATGACCAACGCCCCGCTCGGCGTGCTGCTCTTGATGCAACGGCACATCATCTCAACGGGTTTCGGGGTGGCATGGCCATGCCGCTCCTCGCCGCTCACTCGGGGGAATTGCCAAACGTCGGTCATGTTCTCATGCGTATTGTCGAAGTAAGCGCGGGTCGCGTAAAATGCTTGCTTGAGTTCGTCATGCTCCCGCTTGAGTTCGTCATGCTCCCGCTTGAAGGCGTCATGCTCCCGCTTGAAGGCGTCATGCTCCCGCTTGAAGGCGTCATGCTCCCGCGCCGCATCTTGTAGCTTTTTGTAATGTTCTCCGGGAATAAATGTCCATTGCGATTTGGTGAACCAATGGCCAAACATCCCGACGCCGCAAATGCGCTCAACGTCTTTCGCGCCCCATCCCATCGCCTCGCAATCTGCCGCCAGCGCGGCGCGTATTCCCTCCCACCCTTCCCAATAATTATCGGCGTTGTTGTTAAATCCCTGCTCGCCAAGCATAAAGAAAAGGCAACGCTCGGTTTCTTGCGGGTACAATCGCAAACCCTCCGCGCCGATGTGACTTATTCCACCCGCGCCCGCGCTGCCTTTTGCCCACGCAATCTCATTGCGAAACGTCAACCGCTCCGAATCTGCCAAGCCGCCAACATACCAAAGCCGCCAAAGGTCGGGCGCGTTGCCCCAAATGTATGCGCTCGCGTTGTCCTCAAGGTGAGGCCGACAAGCCCGCCACCAATCCATCTGAAACGCATCGAGCTTGTCGCGGTAAAGGTTGTCATTGGCAACGCCGTCTTTTTCCTTGCCCATTCCGTAAGGCGGGTCGGCGTGTAGCAGCGCGGCCTTTTCCTCGCCCATCAGCTTCGCCAGCGTTTCGGGTGCAGTCGAATCCCCGCAAGCAATCCGATGCTCGCCCAACTCCCAAACCTGCCCGAGCTTGGTTCCCCATTTCGTTTGCAGTTCCTTCGCTTGGTCAATCTTCGGCTCGGCATCGTTTTCCTCATCAACATGAAATTGAGTCAACAGCGTTTCCAAATCAGTCTCGGTGAATCCCGTCAAATCCATATCAATTGCCCCGGTATCCAAATCGCTCAACAATTCCTTCAGGCTTCCAGAATCCATTTCTGAAATCTCTGCTAGCCGATTATCCGCGACAAGGTGCGCCAATTCATCAGCCTCATTTTCAAAATCCTGAAAGTTTACCGGGACCGATTCCACGCCCAGGATCATGGCGGCCTCATACCGGCCATGACCTGAAACCATCAGGCCGCTGAAATTGGAAATCAGAACGGGCAAGCGCCAACCCTGGTGCCTGATAATTTTTGCCAGCAACTCAATCTGTGCCGGGGGATGCCTGTTTGGGTTTCGGGGGTTGGGTTTGATTTCCGGCACGGCCACCATTTCATCAAAGGCGCAATGCACAGAAATTTCTGGCGGGGGGGATGTGGGTTGGTTGCTCATAAAGTCTGGCCTATGCATAGCGGCTAAGAATGCCCCGCATTGCCCTGAGTTTGCCATGTAAGCCGTCGAGTGAATCGATTGGCATAGCGACTCGAAAAGGTGCGTCCAGGAGCGCACGCGCAAACCTCGGCTCAACGGGCGCGGGGCGTAACCATCCCGAACCGGTTCGGTTTATACAAAAAAGACGAGCTGCGACCGCAC